GAACGGAACCACTCATAGCTTGCATTAATTTAGTAAAAGCAAACATCCTGACTCCTTATGGTGAGTAACCTAGAACGATAGAGCCTTACCAGTTAGTGCAAGTACCAGCAGCATCTGGTCCAACAACAAAAGTTAAGATGTCCATCTTGCCAGCAGCAGCCGTAATAGTCGGAGCACCAGCAGTACCCCACTTCACACCAGTAAACGTAGCACTACCGTTACCAGTCGATGCAGCTTGCTTTAACAATAGAATGAATGACTTACCAGCCGTAGCAGTAGGCATTGTGAACGTGCAAGCCGTAGAAGCCGTTAAAGTAGCTGTCTGAACTGTGCCGCTTGTCAAAGACAATGTATTCGAAGTGGTAACCGTGCCGATAGCAACTACGCTTTCAACGTAGTTTGTAACTGTCGGATTAGTTAGTGTTTTATTTGTTAGTGTCTCAGAACCAGTTGGGGTTACATAGTCCGTGCCAGCCGTAGCGGCAGACGCCACACCTGATGTAGCCTTAACCAAACCTGTTAATGACGCACGTTTGATTAGTTTGCCGGTCGTGCTGTTAAACAGCGCTAACTCGGAATCGACCGACGATGCTGGGCCAACTACGTCGCCAGAGCCGGTAGAGGCAAAGGACAAAACCCCTGCTCCATCGGTAACTAACGCTTGGTTGGCTGTTCCATCTGCGGTTGGAAGCGCAAGAGAAAAACTACTGTTAGTGTTTCCAGATTGCAGAGTGGTGGTTCCTGTTCCACTCGCATTTCCTTGAATTTTTAAATTACTCATGTTGATTCCTTAATTAAGAACTAACCATTTTTGACCAGTACCCACCGTTACCGCTATCCCAGTATTTACAGTAACAGGGCCAACTGACAGGCCGTTTTTGGCCGATGATATAGTGTAATTAGACGCGATTATCTGATCGTTTTCCAAAATATTGGAAGAACCGCCGCCCGATGCCGCAATTGTAATAGCTCCGGCAGCATTTGTGATCGTTATGTTCGTGCCAGCCGTTAGCGTTGCTTTGGTTAGCGTGTTGCCGGTCGTGTTACCGATTAACAGTTGGCCATCGGTAAAGCTAGTTTGACCTGTACCGCCATTAACTACTGGCAAAGTACCTGTCACACCGGTGGACAAAGGCAAACCGGTCGCATTAGTTAATGTACCGCTGCTTGGTGTACCTAAAGCACCGCCTGGCGCAACATAATCAGTCCCTGCCGTTGCAGCACTTGCTACGCCAGACGTTGCTTTAACAAGACCGGTTAGCGTTGCACGTTTAATTAGTTTGCCAGTAGTGCTATTAAACAGTACAAGTTCAGAATCAACTGAAGAAGCTGGGCCAACCACATCACCTGAACCAGCGGGGGTACTCCATAATGGATTGGTGCCGTCGGTACTTAAGAACTTCCCTGAATTACCTGTCTGGTCTGGCAAACTTGTGCCACTACCACCACCGGCACCACTTGCGCCTTGGTTGATGATGATTTTCAGGCGATCAGTAATGTCTGGCGGTAGTATTTCACCGGCATTAATCTCACGACCATTCGATAGAGTGATGACTAGGCTATTGTCGAAGTCCAGACGTATATCAGCGATTGATATACCGTCAGCACCGTCCAAACCGTTGATGCCATCCACACCATCGCGGCCATCACGGCCAGCTAGACCGTCTTTTCCATTCTTACCGTCACGACCGTTAACCCCATCACGGCCATCAATACCATCGCGGCCGTCTTGAATGCTAGCAATGCGCGACTCAAGCATCGAATAAACGCTGTCATACTTGCCTTCTAAGTCGCCTTTCATCTTCTGAAGCGCTTGAATGACCGCTTGAGCGTTTTCGGCTGCTTTTTTCTTCTGCATTGCCCGAGCTTCGGACACCGTATTGTTTACAGAGTCAAAAAGGCTGTCGGGAACCTGATCCACATTAAATAGTTTGTCAATATCCATTATTGCATTCCCTTTTGCAGTTCATCAAGGAAGTCATTTTCAGCATCGACAACATTATCCTTGGCTTTTGACATTTGCAGTTCGACAATCTTTGACTTGTTCTTAATATCCGCTTCTTTCAGCATCAATTCAGCGACCTTGACACGCTTGTCAAACTCTTTAGACGCCATATCGGCCTGATTAGGCAGGTTAGCCGTCAATCCTTGCTGAATCTTGGCTTGAACTTCCAGGGGTTTCAGCTTGGTGTCGATCATTATCTTGGTTGCTTCAGCACGATTCTGCTCGGCCTGAGTCGTATTGACCGCAATCTGAGCTTGAGCTGCTTGCAAGGCCAACTGTTCTTGAACCAGTTGCTTTTCTTGTGCCGCTGGATCAACTTGACCCATTGAATCCAAGCGCGCCATCAGTTCAGCACGGTTAGAAAGCGAGCTATTTGCGACAATTCCTTTAAGAATGATCGGCAAAACAGGCGTATCAGGGCCAAGAGTCTGCAACAAACTGATAAATTGAGCCTGTTCGTACTCACGCGCAATAATACCTAGCGTTGCCGTTGGAATGAAGACCATATCGACCGAGGGATAGCGCTCTGGATCAAACTGCATAAAGCGGTACGCTGCTTTGTTGATGAACGGGATCAAGAAGTCTTCTTGGAAGTTCACCAATGTGCGCTTGTACTTCTTGATGATCGAGGCCACCGCCATCGACATACCGGTACCCGCTGCATCGCGCCCCACCGCTGACACCATGCCGTTAGAGTCTAACGTGCCGGTCGCTTGCAAGAGCATTTGCTGGAATTTCTCGGCTGTCGTGATGCTTGAGCCGTCTGTTTGGCCAAACTTGAACGGATAGAGAATCTCATTCGGGTTGCCGTTGGTGTAGATTGCTTTGCCTGGCATGATTGTCAGCTTCGCACCCCTTGGCAAGCGGGTAGCATCCACGGCCATCATAGGTGATGCTGTTAATGCTAATGAGTCCAAGTGAGTGCGCACTTGCGCGTCAATGGACTTCTGCATATTGTAGGCTTTTTCGATCGTCCCACGGCCTGGCAATCTATTAGGCACCGTATCAGCCTGATAAGTCAGTACAGGACGATCCTTCATCATGTAAGGACTTTCTTCAGCCTTCAAGAGCAATCCATCGTTCGCAATCACGATGATTGCCTCGACCATATCTTGATAGTCTTCGGCAGCCGAATCATCAGGGAACAGCTCGACGATGTCTTCGTTTTCAACTTTTTGCAGGTACTCGCGGGGGACTAAGCCGTAGTAAGTTAGCAGTAAGACTTTTTCATCTTGATACTGGCTAATCTCTTGGGTCGGCTCTAAGTCGGTATCTTCGTAGGTTGGGGTGATGTTGACCTTGCGGTATATACCACGCTCGATACCACGCACCACCTTGTGAATCGATACGTACTTCTCGATGGCCACGCCCATGCAATCCTCAACGGTTGTGCCGTTTGGATCCCATAGGAAATTCTTAGGATTGATTGGCATCGGCTTAACCGACACGCGCATCTTCTCAACGGTTCCGATGGCGGCTTGGGATTCGCCAGGCATTGGCATGGTTGCAGGAACTAATTCCTTTTCCATCGATGTGACAATCTCAGCAATGCCAGTGCCGTAAATCTCAGCCAACAGCACCACTTGATCTACGTGCTTCCTCAACTTGTCACGCTTGAAGTCTTCCATCATCTGGAGCTTTAAGAACTCGACATCCATTGGGTCGCCGTTGACATCTTGAATATCGTCTTTGATGTCAAAGAATTCGCCCGAACCAAAGATCGCCTCAATAATTTCGGCGTGTCGGGTTTCAACGGCTTGTTGGGTAGCGGGGGTTACAATGCGTGAGCGCTCTGATTCTCTTGTCTTGTCTTCCGACGCCCATTGGCCACGGAAGATGCGCTCATACTCTTCCCAATCGGGTAGGAAGTTAATATCGCGATACGTTCTCCACCGATCGCAGTGGTCAACCACGAAACTGACTAGTTCTTTGTCATTCTCTGTGGGTTGATCGAATTCGTTTTGATCCATTTATACACCCGAAATAATGTCCACCGGTTCCCAATCGTCAGAATCATCCTCTTGCATATAGGATGTCACGGCTAATTGGTCTATATAGGACAAGGCGTCAGGCAAATCGTCGTGTACCCCTTGTGCAGGGAACATAAGAAGCTGATCTAGGAATACGTCCCAATCCTCGTCTGAGTTAAGCACAATTCGTCCATGCTCAAAACGCCCTTGGAGGCTCCAGATAATCCTGTCAGCCTTTTTCCGGTTGCCATGCGTTAGGTCAACTATGTGCGAATATACATTATTTTTTCGCATTAAGTCACTTAAATATGGCAAAACAGCATTTTTTAATGCTCCACGCTCAATTCCAATCGATAGCGGACGGTAATCCCGCATGGCCATCAGTATCTTGGCCGCCGTCTCACGGATATCCCAGCGGCCATGCTCAATCTTTTTAATCCACCATTTGCCATCGTCCGTCACTTTAACAATCGCTATGGCTGTTTCGTCTAACCTTTTTTTAGAATTGGCCGCTTGCTTGGCCACTTCTTCAAATCCGGCCAAGTCACCGCTATGAAGTAGCTGCCATTTGACGGCTCCTCGCCGTACTTGATCCAATCCTCTTTGAATATGTCCGAGCCAGCGTTACTGAAACTGGCCATATATTCCTGTTTAAAGGCGAAACTGGAGAGCGTCTTCTTGGCCGACTCAATTTCTTCTGGATCAATTAGCGGGTTGTCTTTGGTGGTGAAGTGCCAGCTCTTCCAATCGGGGTCGTAGTTCTTATCGTCTTTGTCAACGTCGCCCAAGTTGTACAAGTCATAGAACCAGTTGCGCCCCTTGGGTGTTCCGATAAACATCGCCCGACCCTTCTTGTCGGACAAGGATGCGCGTACAACCTGCTCCCACGTTTCCGGCTTAATGTCGGCCACCTCGTCCAGCACCGCATAGGTCAAGGACACACCGCGCAGGGTATCTGGACGGTCAGCCCCGCGAACATAGATGACCGCGCCGTTGATTAAGGTGATGTCTTGGTTATTGATGTGGCTGTTAGAAATAATGTCTCGCCCCAGCTCCATTAGTACGTTCCAGATAATCTGGCGAGCTTGCCCGTTGGTGGGGGCGACGTACAGCACCGCCGAGCCAATAGGACACTTCAACCCTTCAATCAATAACGCCGTAGCTGCTAGCCTAGATTTTCCACAGCGACGCCCTGCGGCGATCACTTTAAATCGCGTTGAATCAGCAAATACCTCTTGTTGCCAAGGAAGCAATTTAAAATTAAGGTCGCTCATTAATCATGTCCGTGTCTGCATCAATAATAGTTTCCTCGCTATGCTTTACCTCACCAATGCCTGTGATGGTAATGGAGACCGCGCTGCGCACATTGCGATCTTTCTCAAACATCGATACCGGCAGCATTCTATCCATGCACAACTTAATCATGGCAGCTTGCGATGGGTGGTTATCGTTTAACGCTATCTCTATTGCCTTAGTTACAACATTCGTCCCAGCGTTATCTAAAAGGATTTTTTTCAACTCTTTTAGTTTCTGGTTGTCGCTTTTCTGAATTGAGCTTGGCGTTATATTTTCAGCCAAATGGTGCATTGGGGTTTTAAACGACCCTTTTGGACGGCCTCGCCCCCGCTTCATTTTTTCTTGGTTGTCCGACCAAATCTTTAACGACGTTGCATCACCTTCCTGCGCCTTGTTGTAGATTGTTTTTGCAATCTGCGCATTGGCCTTTGCTTGGCCTACCTCTATCTCATGCGAGTAATGATGCAATAGCGCTTCTTCATCAATACCAATCAACGACGCAATCTCGTTGTAAGGCAGACCAACGCCGCTGGTCGATTCAACTAACCGCCTATGCTCCGGCGTTGGCGTGTAATCAAGTGTTTTCAAGTTCATACTGACCCTCCAAAACAGCCTTCTTTCCGGTGAAGTCTTCCCAGCGCTTGACTATAACGTCGCAGTATTTTGGGTCTAGTTCCATTAAGAATGCTTTGCGCCCATTCTTTTCTGCGGCCAGCATCGTTGTACCGCTACCCCCAAAGGAGTCCAAAACAATATCGCTGCCCTTTGTATTGTTTAGCATTTGGTACTCAAACAACGCCACAGGCTTCATGGTCGGATGCTCGCCATTACGCGAAGGCTTGTCAAACTCTAGGATAGTTGTTTGCTTTCTATCGGTCGCCCACAGATGCCCAGCCCCTTCTTTCCAGCCATATAGGCACGGTTCATGCTTCCAATGATAATCTTGCCGCCCCATAACCATTGTCGATTTTTTCCAAATCAGGCATTGCCGCACTTTCCACCCTGCATCTTGCGCCGCCCCACGGAAATTGTACCCTTCGGAATCGGCGTGCCAGATATAAAAGACCGCCCCTGGCTTCATTACCGTGTCAGCCGTTACGTAAGCATCGCGTAAGAATTGCCGAAATTGATCGTCGCCCATACTGTCGTTTTGTATTTTTAAGGCATCCTTCGTTTTTCCCTCATACGCCACGTTATACGGCGGGTCGGTTAGCCACATATCCACCAGTTGACCGCCGCACAGTTTCTCCATGTCAGTAACACTGCACGAGTCGCCACACATCAACCGATGGCCGCCAAGCTGATAAATATCCCCCAAGCGGGTCTTAGGCTCATCCGGTGCGTCGGGAACCGCATCCTCATCGGTCAAGCCTTCGACCTGCTCCGGCTCCAATAACTTGTCTAGCTCTTTTGGGTCAAAGCCCAACAGGTCTAGGTCAAAGTCGCAATCTTTCAATTCTTGCAACTCTAACATTAATAGGTCGGTATCCCAGCCAGCGTTTAGCGCCAGTTGGTTGTCGGCTATGACGTAAGCCTTTTTTTGCGCCGGTGTTAGATGCCCCAGCTCAATGGTCGGTACTTCGTCATACCCCAGCTTTCTGGCCGCTAACAGCCTTCCGTGGCCAGCAATGATGCTGCCGTCGGCGTCCACCAGGATGGGATTAGTCCAGCCGAACTCTTTAATGCTGGCGGCTATTTGAGCCACCTGCTCGTCGCTGTGAGTTCGGCTATTTCTTGCGTAAGGGATTAAATCCGTTACGTTGCGTTGGGTAATTTGTATTTTCATATTTTCGGACTATAACAAAATTGATTTTCCTAGTTTCACTTTTTTTGGGTGGCGGAGGGTACAAAAAAAATTTTCTCTCAGCCCCGACCTCCCCCCCCCTATCAAAAAGTCAGGAAAAAGTGAGTGAGCGCACACTATCATAGGCAAAACCTAACGGTCGCATTTGACATAAAACGACTTATGCGACATTCAAACATTACGTTAGCCAAAACCTATAGCGGGGTGCAATTTGGTTACTACTTTCAAAACATTAGTTACAAAATTGGTAGCAAAAAAAGAAAGGGGAGGCCAAAAAAGAATAAAGAAAGAGGCGGGGGGAGCCTCCTCCGACCACCTTTATATCTTTCCGTTTTTCTTTCTTTAAAAAACACCAACCATAACCCACGCCACCAATAGCGTTTAAATCGATTCTAAGGGGTCTTAGAGACGTTTTTCTTCCTTCCTTTGGGTAGGACTAGGGCAACTCCATCGAGCGCCATATCAGGCCTTAAACCAAGTTTATAGAAATGGCGGTAAGCATCGATCACTTCCAAAAACCCAGCCGACAGATCGCCCTCGCCAGCCACCAGCAACGTATGCCTTTCCGTTTCCCCAAGCTGCCGCTGGAAATACTTTACGTCCGGTTTTGCTGGCCGACCAATTCCATGAATTCCCATACCTTGCCTCACTTAAAAACCAGTAACAAATAACCAACAATAAATTAGTACCAAAAAACTAACAAACAAAAATCTCTAAACTTAACCAACCCTGACCCTGCTGGCATTGACCCTTGACCCTAACCCTAAGGGTTAGGGGTCAGGGAGGGTCAACTTTTGCCATCTTTTGCCCCTTTTTGACCCTAGTCAGGGTCATGACCCTAGGGTCATTTAGGGTCAACTTTTCTAATGCTAAGATACTAACCATTCTTCCGTAAAAGCAGTGCATTCGTTTCCAATTCATTAACCATAATCCACCCATGTTCGCTGGCTTGAATCATCCCTGACTGCATCAAATACCCGATCAATTTATCGGTATAGGACGGATTAATCATGTTCCTAATCGTTCGTTCGGCGTTGCCATCTTTGGCAAGTTTCTCTTTCAGCGCCGACCTAGACAGGTACGGCTGATCGTTAATGACTTCAGCGCCTGAATCGAACCACGCATTTTCGAACATTTTCCGAAATCCTTCGGTCTTGGAGTCCTTCTTATCCCTTACTGGTGCCAACGATTCGACCACGACTGCGCTGGTTACTGGCTGATCATCCTCGTCCCTCCAGCCGGTAATGGCCACGGATTGCAGCGATAGGAAGACCGGTTCGGTCATTTCGGCGTCTTTTGACTTCCTTTGCACCAGCTTCATTGGCGTGGTGTCTGTGCCAGGCACGACCGATATTTCAATATCCAAGGCTCCACGCCACGCACTTGAGCCTCTGGCTCGGTGCTGCGCTTCTTCCGATACACCGGTGTGATGCACCAATATGACTGAGCAATCGAACTCGTTCATCAGGTTATTGCACGAATCGAGCATCGTCTTAGCATCTTGGGCGCTGTTTTCGTCCCCTGATAGAAAGCGGTGCAAGGTATCGACCACGATAACGGTGGGCTGTTTGATGCCTCGGATTTGCTGCACCACCTTTAAATAACCGGCGGGTGTATTTAAATCACAGCCATCCTTAGATAGCCACATATTGATGGGGGTGGTGATTTGGTGGTGCTGTTTCCAAG